TAACAGCATCTAGTTGACGATAGTAGTAGTCATACTCAGTCTTTGTCTGAGCAATGTCTCTACCACCACACACCAATATCCTAGGTCTTACCATGTGAATCCTGTTTCTTCCCACGAGCGGGAGTATTGATTACCGATGCCGGCAAAGAAGTCATTAAACTGGAAATTATTGATACCAGTATAAAACCAAGAAGCAATGGGGTTATAAGTAACGACATCCAAATCACTAAACCCAAGCTCACGCAAGCAAAGATTGAATCTAGATAAAGCAAAGTGCTTGAGCTGAGTAGCTGTGATATTTTCAATTTTACCTTTTTCAAATATCTTGTCGATGATGGCATATTCATGCTCTAGGAGAGCTAAAGCACCCTGGTGGATGTTGTTATAAAGCTCTTCTGTGACAACATTGTCATGCTCTTCTGCAAGGTGCTTCTTGAACAACCACGCACCAGCTAAGGCATGGATGTTCTCATCACGTACAGAGAAGTTGATGCCACGTACAACGTTAGCCAGCTTGTTCTTACCTGAGCTTTGGAAGTGCTTAAGGAAAGCAAAGCTGCTGTACAGCACAGCCCCCTCCATCATGGAGAAGAGGGCTAGAGACGTTAGCTTGTCTTTGTCTTGGAGGGACTCAACAAATTCAATTCTAGAGCTAAGAACGGGGTCATGCACATAGCTAGTATAGAAATCATCGTTAGCAAGCCCCAGAGCCTCATTGAGCTTTCCATAAAAAGGCTGATGCACAGCAAGCTCGAACATACTAAATACGCTGGCCATACGAGCCACCTCAGGGCGAGGAAACCATTGTTGGACAACGCCTCCCCAATACTCCTTCCCCACGACAAACTCGTAGAGACTAAAGAGCTTAAGTACCGTGATGACTCCATGTCTTTCACTTTCTGTGAGGTTGACAAGAATGTCTTGTACATCCTTCTCCACCTTAATTTCGTCAGGCTGCCAAAAGATTGAGAGCTGAGTTTTAGTAAATTCCTCAGCTTCAGGATAACAGGTGACAAAAGAGTTAGTTGGTTCTGTTAGCTTCAAATGTACCCAATCCTTGCCTTGGCAGGCAACTTACCATCAACCTCAAGCATTAAAGCCTCATCTTTCTTTTTCTGTCTAGCATAGCAGGGTTCACACCTACCCTTTTTAACCCAGCCATTGCAAACTTGGCATTTATATTTATACCTCTTCGTCGGGGTAAAAGTCGTCTTCTCGTCCCCGTCCTCGTCGATATTTTGCGAGTTCATTCTCTACCTCTTCTTCTTGTTGTTTACGAAGGACATAAGCCTTCTTCTCAGCCAACAGCTCGTTCCAGCTCTTCTCGGGATTCACAAATTTCTTCTTCAAGTAGTTCCACCAAATCGTTAATAGTAAGTCCCAGAATGTCTAGCAATTCTGTTTCATCAAGCTGCGCTACAATACAGGCTTTCAGGTCATCAAGCTGCATCTTCATCCTCCTTTACAGGAGGCTTCCAGAGTGCATATTCCTGCTCTGTCAGTTCAAAAGAACGCTGCCAAGAAGCACCTGCCCAGCTCATTTCATCATCCATTGGTCAATGCCTCCCAGCTATGTTTAAACCCTTCAGGGATTTGTGCTCCAAGGAGCTTAGCAAAGTCCTGTACCTCACGCTGGGCATGGCCCTCAATGCGCAGTTGATAGACCCGAGCAAAAGCTTGCAAGCTACCTGACCAAATAAACTCAGTTTGCATGTTCTGAGGCAAGATCATACGAGCCTGTTCAGCACACATACCTGCTTCTAGAAAATCTGTATATGCTCTTAGAATACGCTCGCACACTATATTAAATCTATCCTGTGGAGTAAACCCAGAAAACATCTCAGAGTAAGCTGGAGTTACATTTTCGTCACTGCTTCCTTGCTTGACATTGTCTGCTGCCTTTCGGTAAGTCGCCGGGAACCAAAATTCCGGCTCCTCTGAAACGTAGCGTCTGGAAACCTCATTCCAGGCTAAACCTACTTGATGTTTTCCGAGTTGCCTCGCGACAAAAATTGGTACTTTAATTCGGAAAGAAAGAAAAGCATGAGCAAAAGGAGACCAATGGTTGTGTCTCGCAAGGTATGAAATGAGTTTCTGATCTGCATTTGATAATTCAAATTTGTGTGTATAACCATCTGTAATTTCGGGATGAGGAGTCTTCACCCATTCCCAATCACTTTGTTTAGCAAAACTAACTCTAGCAGCATTAACCACGGACAGGTCACTACCCATGTGGTCAATTAGCTCAACCGACATTGGTGTAATTTTCATCGGTTGCTTCCCTTACCCACAAGGGTGTTACGAATTTGTCTATCAGTGAGCTTACTGATGTTTACTTCCGCAACTTCTTGTAAGCTAATGTCATAATCGGCAAGTAGCCTAGACAAATACCAAAGAACATCCCCACTCTCTTTCAGAAGGGCATTGACAAACTCCCCATGAGTTTCATAGTCGCCACGGAACTTACGCTTAAACACTTCAGCAATTTCACCACACTCTCCCATGAGTCCAAACACACGTTCCTCAGGAGGAGCAGAGAACAGCTGAAAACGTCCTGCTGCAAATTGATAGGCATTGAGGGACATGCCATTGTCTTCTTCATACTCATTCATGGGCATTATTCTTTGCCTTTCCAACGGTCATCCATTTTTGTGTTATGTCGGCTAATCCAATATAGGAACATGATGCAACATCCCAAGTGTCCAAGATGAGTGAGTTGGCTTTCAGGATCCAAGTCTTCTCCCTTTGAGAAGGCACCAAGATGACGATAAGCTGCAGAAATGTAACGACGATAGCTAATGCCATCGCGCCAATTGTCAGCAGCATATTTATTGGCACCAAACCCAAGCACACGAGCAATCTCTTCAAGAAACTCAGGCTCCAGGAGAGCCATGGGAGGTTTCTCATTGTCATATTTAATACCTTCAGACATACTTTTGATTAAGATATTTAAGAGAAACAGGCATTAGGTCAAACTCACCGTCTTGCACATCGTGAGCAACGAGAATACCCCGCCAATGTTTATTGCCTTGAGGACCCATGTAGTCCTCATCGTGTTCATAACAGCTACCTGCAATTACTGACGTAATGCTCTTGCCGTCACCCCTATGTGCCGTAGCGATTTGCAGCCCCTGTTGGTGACCTGCAATACAAGACATATGCTTCTTAGTAAGCTGCATGTTAGCGCTGCTACATGGACGACCCATAGCACCAGTAACAAAGTAATGACAGTAAGCAATCCCGTCAATAACCACAACATCCAGAAAAGGAAAGACTTCCCAACCGTAATGTTCGTAACGGAGGTCGTCCACAGACAACACTCCTTCCAGCTTTGCATCATCATTCACTGCTCGGTTAATGCGGTTTTCATGATTGCCTAAGGTAAGCACCATACGTGGATGGTATTGCTTCTCCTTGTTCTTACGTGCCTTAGCATTGAACTCCCAGATAGGGGCTAGGAGAGTCTCCATGCCTGCTCTAGCAGCATCAATGTCCTTCTTATACCGCCTACCCTCAAAGCTCTTCTTACCTACGTCGTAGGAGCTAAGAGAAGGCATGTCGGCGAAGTCGCCAATGTTAACAATAACGTCGGGCTTCTTGTCTACAATGTAGTTGCCAATGCGTCGTAGAAAGGTTAAGTCATCCCCTGGACGAATTTGACAATCTGGAATAATTAAATGACGGGTCATTGAAGGGTTGCATCCTCATCTACACTAGCCTCACCAAACGTAGCACCACGTTGCATAAGAATATTCAATCCAATGCCCATTACATAATCGGCTTCTGCTTGAGTAAGCTCACCCTCAAACTTCACAAAGCCGTCATCAGTTTTTACTACTGTTTTAACTTGCACGCTCATCCTTACTTTTTATTTTATGGCAGGGTATACAAAGTACCTGCAAATTGTGTTTCTCACAGAACAATCGGTTGATGAATTCGTCCCAGCTAATTGTATCTTTTCCATTAGCAATGGGATCAATGTGATCTACCTGAACGTCCTTAGCTGTAAATTCCTCAAGACATGAAGCACACCTATAGTGTTGGGCCAGCCGGCCTGTCTTGACATTTATCTTTTTCTCTGTCTTTGCTTCATTAAGCGTTTCATACTTAGGTGGCCAGCGTCTACTACCTGCCCTTAGACAGGATGTAACGAAGCTATTCCACCTACCTTCTGTCCATGTTCCACTGTTACGTGTTAACGGCTCCTTCGGTTTCTTTGTTGCCAAGTGGTGACACCCACCTTTCGTTTTCGTAGCGCTGAATCCAAAGAGAAATAGCGTTCATATTAAATCGCTCTTCTGCGGACATATTGTCCCTGTCTATATACATATCCAAGACATGCTGTGCCATTACCTTCTCATCATCACATTGATGAAGGAAGTCAACAGCCCATTGCAACTTCTGTGGCACCTTAGCTCTCATAAGTCCGTCAAAGCCATGAACATTGTCGGCTTTGTCTCCCATGATGAGCTGGGTGTAGAAGTGTCTAAGACCATCCAAGGGGGTTACAA